TATATATCTGAAAGGTGTTAAATTTATGGACTTAGAAAATACAAATCCTACATCAGATGCTGTTTTAAAACGGGTATTACCACCATATCCATTATAAAGTTTCAGTCCACCGTCTTGTATTCCTACATATCCACCAGTTCCACTTTTTAAATTTAGATACCTTCCGATGCCATTAAGAATAAAACCCTTATTCGCCACCCCTGAAATAAGCCTATTATCAAAGGTGGCTCCATTAAAAGGGACTCCACCTGCTCCATAATCTACCATAGTCCCTGTGACACCATTGACATTGACATTTTGTCTTATATTCCATGGTTGTAAGTTTGGACTGGGAAGAAAGACATAATTTGCACCTGCAATAACATGGCTATTTGGTATCTTAGCTACAATTCCCCTACCTCGTCCAGCATATGTGTCGTCCCACGCAAATCCCTCATTGTTAAGTGCCGATATGACATCTCCTGTATAGCATACCCAATATGGTAAATTACCTTGAATACCTAATACATTTGTATCATTCATCATTTTATCTGCCCTAATTCCGATTGCATTTGCCAAATCTTGATAACTCACTTCTACGATAGGAGCATACTGACCTGAATTAGGATAGTAACCCTGTGGAAATCTAAACCCAATTTTTTTAGGGTTTGTCCAACTAATATTAACTATTTCTGTAGTCATATTTTCGTTCGGCTTAACGGGGATTTGTCCTCTTTCATCACAGGTTACGGTATCATCAAGAGTTTTTTCTGGACGATAGTTTACTCCTGCTTTTACAAGCTCTCTTGATACCCTTACCCATGGATCCCATCCTTGACTACCACCCTTGTGTCAAGTATTGGATACATTTTTTTCAAATTTCCAATCCATTTTTTACTTCTATTTTAACTTCAACACTGGATTTTTCAATAGATTATTGATAAGATCGGTGTAAATCATCTGATCTACTACTTCCGTTATGCTCGTAATTCTTTGTCCTGCATCTTTGGAAGACGCTCCGCAATGATAGATTCTCTGATGTTCGGTATTCCAGTCAATAATAATGTATCTGTCATGAAACTCTCCACCGGATTTTTGGAAAGTTATCTTTCTAAACGGATATTCTTGATAGAAATCCTGATATTCAAGGGTATGAAGTCCTTTGCCGATGTTATCGCTAAATATAATGATCTCTACAGATGAAGGAACGTCTTTTAGCAAGACCAAAGTTTTCACCCCGATGTAGTTATCGACGATATAAATGCTCTTTTTCGCTATGCTGTAAATGTCCTTATACGCAAGATTCGCTTCGATCGGCTGTCCATTCAAAAGTAAAAATCCATATTTGAGCTGTGGATTGCTGAGGTCGAGAATCAAATCAGACAGTTCGGATTTATGCACCACATTATTTAAGGTGTCCACTACTTCCGCCACCTGATCTTCCACATCTCTTAAATCTCGTCTTAAATCCTGCATTTCCACGACATTACTTGTTATCTGCATCGAAAGCTGTAAAAACTCTCTTTTTCCAATCAAGCCTTGGTTTTCCACGATATAGTCTTTCATTTGCTTGAAAGTGCGTATTAAGGCTCTACTTTGTCTTACTGCAAGATCGCCTTTAAGAACTGTCATCAGCATATAGATTCCCTGCTCTGTAAAGACATAAGGATTGTACTTAATATTACTACCTCGTCCTGTGCCTCTGTTCAAGGTGAAATTTTTGCACCTTGAAAGTTCTTCAACTTCTTGAGTTGTCAGCCTAAACATAAAATCTTCGCCTTCAAACTTCTCGATATTGTTCTTGACTTGCCTGTTGAAATTTTTAGTTTCATACCCATAAATCTCTGCCAGTTCAAAGTCAAGCATTACTTTCTGTCCCCTTATGATATAAATTTTTTCTGTAAGGGATTCCTGATTTACAAGCATAATTTCGTCTTTTTTATCCATCTTTTCCATTCCCTTTCTCAAATTTCCAAATAATCTCCACCTTGTCTTTATCATAAACATAAATCCTGTCTATGACTTCATTGATCCAGTCTAAAACAAGCTCTCCTTTTGCAACCGCTTCTCTTAGCTTATCAACATTAAGGTTATGTCCTGAAGATGTATTTTCTTTTATCTTGTCCGTAATGATGGCTATTTCCTGTTCTGTATTTTTAAGTTTTTTGCTTAAATCTTCTTTCTTTGATAAATATGCTTCCTTATCTATTTCGTCCTGTTTATGCCTTTCATAAAGCTGCATTTTGGAAACCTGAATCTTTTGCTTTTCCGCTTCCAGTCTTTTCTTCCTGTCAAGCAGGCTTTCACAAATGCTTTCCATAACTTTATGCTCAATCTTTCTTGTCTGTTCTTTTTCAAGAAAGCTCTCTGTATAAAGTTTAATCTCTTCTGAAACAATATCTTCTAGTGTTTCTGCTTTTATCTTCCCTTTCATGCAGCCACAGTCTTTTGCTTTGTACCGATAGGGACAGCAATATCCATCTGTTTTTCCATAATTAACTGTATAAGTCATTTTATGGTAGCACTTACCGCAATAGACTTTGTCTTGAAGAATATGAAAATGCTTCCGCTCTCTACTGATTAGTTTTGCATTGCTGTTTAGCATATCCTGAACCTTACCAAAATCTTCTTTAGAGATAATAGCTTCGTGCATATCTTCTCTAATTATCCAGTCTTTGCTATCAACCCATTTTCTATTATCAGAACCAACTTCCTGTACCCTTGTCTTTCCACCAACAACAGCTCCTGTATAAACTCTTTGTGTTAAAACATATCTGATAATCTGTCCTGTCCATACTCCACTTCCTCTTTTAAGCCCTATATGTTTTGCCGGCGTCAGAACACCTCTATGATTAAAATCTTTAGAAATGGAAAGCATACTTTCACCACTAAGGTATCTTTCAAAGACTTCTTCAATGATGTTTCTCACTCTATCATCGACAAGTAGCTGATGATGGTCTTTTTCATCTTTTACATACCCATACGGTGCTTTTGAACCGAAATAATACCCTCTATCCTGTCTTACTCTTACTGATGAACTGATTTTTTGTGAAATGTCCTTGGAATAGTAGTCGTAGACAAGATTCTTAAAAGGAATTTCTAAACTGCTGATTCCATTCTCATTGTTATTACTGTCATAATTGTCATTCACAGAGATGAAACGAACCTGCATAAAAGGGAATATCTGCTCAATATATGCTCCGGATTCAATATAATCTCTTGCAAATCGTGATAAATCCTTTACAAGAATAGTTCTTATCTCATTTTTCTTCACAAGACCTATCATCTTTTGAAATGCAGGACGATTAAAATTTGTTCCGGTATAGCCATCATCAATATGTTCTCTTATCTTCACTCCAGTAAATTCTTCTCTTGAACTGATATAGTCTTTTAAGATTTCTCTTTGGGAAGTAATGCTGTTACTTTCGTCTTTTAAGTCGTCATCTTCTAAGGAAAGTCTTAAATAAAAATCTACTGTATTCATATCAGCTCCTCCTTGTCTTTCTACCGAGTTTTTCAGTAATCACAGGAGTTTCTTCAAAATTAAATTTGATTTCTATTGTGTTATCTTTCCCTATAAAGATCTTATCAATGATGCTATCTACAAAGTCTTTATCCCATTTCTTTGTTTTACCTTTAAAAAGTGCTGTAAGGTACTTATGCCTTTCTTCAAGTTCAAATACTTCTTTTTCAAAGATAGCAACTTGTCTTTCTTTTAGGATTTCGAGTTCTGCTTTCTTTTTACCCAGAAGTCCTTTTTCCCTTTCAAAATCTTCTTTCCTCCACTTGCCCAAAACATATTTTTCATAATACTCACTTTGAAGTCTGCTAAAGCCTAAAATTTTTCTTTCAATTTCAGTTATTTCTTTTTCCTTTTTCTTATCCAACTCTATTTTAAGATTGTCATAAGCATCCAGATAAGCCTTATAACTTTTACTGTTATTTAAAAGAATAGCATCAAAGGCTGCTTTAACAGTTTTTTCAAGAGTAGCCTCTGTAATAGATGTTCCGCATTTTTCTGTTGTAAATTCTCTGAACCGATTACAGCTAAAATAAAATACAGTTTTATTACCGCTTTTTTGCCTGTGTACGCTCATTTTTCTCTTACAAATCCCACAATAGAGTTTTCCTCTAAATACTGTATCATCCTTAGCATTCTTATTTTCTTTTCTGCTATTTTTAATGGAATTAGATTTTGAGGAAATTTTCTCCTGTACCTTTTCAAATGTATCAAGCGAGATAATTGCTTCATGGGCATCTTCTGTTATTGTCCAATGTTCTTCGTCAAGCCTTTCTCTCTTTTTACCTTCAAATAAATGCTTTTGATTCCTGCCTTGAATGAGTGTTCCTGTATATACACGATTTTTAAGCACTTGTAATATTGTTGTTGGCATCCAAGCTCTTATAAGTTCATTTTCATCAGCTTTAGCTTTTCCAAACTTCCTATAATCAGTTGCTATATATACTTTCTTTTCAAGCAGTAACTTTGAAATATCAAGTGTACTAAATCCCTTCAAATACGCATCAAAGATTTCTTTTACGATGGAAGCTGTATTTTCATCAACATATAACCGTCTTACTCCATCTTCATCTTTTCTTGCTGTATAGCCATAAGGAGCTGCACCACAAATAAATCCACCCTGCTTAATTCTAATCTGATGGGAAGTTGATATTTTCTTTGAAATGTCTTTTGCATAAGTTTCATTTACAATATTCTTCAAGATTACCTCAAGAGATTTATTGGGATCTTCCATGTGAAAGGTATCCAGATTGTCATTAACCGCAATAAATCTTACTCCAAGAAACGGAAATATCTTTTCAATGAAGTTTCCAAGCTCCGTATAATTTCTTCCAAAGCGGGATAGGTCTTTTACAATAATGCAGTTGACTTTTCCAGTCCTTACTTCTCCCATAAGTTTTTCAAAGTCAGGTCTTTCAAATTCTGTCCCTGTCTTTGCGATGTCTTTATATATTCCAACCAAATTATGCCCATCATTTTTCTTTATATAACTTTCACAAAGAGCAATTTGATTTTCAATGGAATCACTCGGCTTTTCTTTTTTATCTCTTGATATTCTTGTGTAAATCGCTGTTTGAAAACTGTTTCCGCTTTCTTTGCTTAACAGAGCTTCTTCCGCTTTTGCCCGCCTGTTCGCTGTCCTTGCCATCTACACCACCTCCTTCATCAGCTCGGAGGATTGCTTTGTGTAGTCGCTTAACTTATCCAGTATGTCTGTGGTTTCATCATAGTTAAAATGGATTTCTACCCTTTTTTCTTCCAAAACATAGATTTTATCAACAAGTCTTACAAGAAGTCCTCTTTCTAAGTTGCTTATATTCCTGTACTTTTTAATATCAGACAGAAAGTTTTTGTTTCCCAAGCTCTTTTGATAAAGCCTTAAGATTTCTTTATTCTGCTTTTCTAAAATCAGTTCGCTTTCTACGATACGGTTTGTATAAAACTCTCTCATACCATAAAATTCTTCTTCTGAAATGATTCCCTCTTTTAAGTCCTGATATAGAGCAGATTTTAAAAGTTCAAACTTTGCCTTGCTTTTCTTGGTATATTCCTGTCTTTTATCTATTTTCTTAAAAAGCTCATAGGATACTTCCATGTCCCTTACTTTTTCCGAAATGCTTTCATACTTTCCAAGAAAGTTGATGTAATGGCGAATCATCTCAAGTACGCTTACTTTTAAATCCTCCTGTCTGATTGAATGCCTGCTGCACTCTTTTCCTTTGTTGTACTGGGAGCAGATATAGTAAATAGTGGGAGTTTTCCCTCTCTTATCGACTTTCTTTGTCATCTGAGCATTACAGTCCTTGCAAAATAAAAGCCCTGAAAACAAATCTGCTTTCTCTCCGACATTTTTTGCCTTTATATCACATTTCAAAAGTTTTTGGACAATTTCAAAGTCATAAATATCAATAATGGCTTCATGATTATCCTCTATTTCAATCCAATCACTTCTATCCTTGGAAACCACTTTATCCAGCTTATAATTGATTTTTTCCCTTTTTCCCTGTTGCAGTGTTCCGATATAGACCTCGTTGGTTAAAATACGATTAACTGCCGGCGTATCCCATTTGGCAACCGCCTTTGTGCTAAAGCCTGTCTTATACCTTATTCCCTTTGCCTTTTTATGCTCCATCGGTGATGGGATTCCATTATCGTTTAAGTGTTTGGCAATAGAGTAGGAGCTGTACCCTTCAAGCTTCATTGAGAAGATTTTCCGCACCACATATTCCGCTTCTTTATCAATTACTATTTTGTGCTTATCTTCCTTATCTTTTTCATAGCCGTAAGGAGCATAGTTTGATATAAACTGTCCCTGTTTTCTCTTTACCTTGCAGACACTTCTGACCTTTGCGGAAGTATCCCTACAATAATTGTCATTGATGAAGCTTTTAAACGGAATGACCAAGTTCTTTTCCGTTTCACTGGCTGTATAGCTGTCATAATTATCATTTAGGGCAATAAATCTTATATCAAGAGAGGGAAATACTCTTTGCAGGTATCTTCCGCTATCAATATAATCTCTGCCGAATCTTGATAGGTCTTTTACAACAATGCAGTTAATGCTCCCTGTAATGACATCTTCCATCATTTTCTTAAATGCCGGTCTTTCAAAGTTTATCCCTGAATATCCGTCATCGACATATTCTTCTATCAGCTCCATATCCTCATTTTTATCAATGAAGTCATTAATCTGAAGTCTTTGGTTGGAAATGCTGTTGCTTTCCACCTTAAAGCCTTTATCATATTTTTCATCATCCTGAGATAACCGAAGATACATGGCTACCCGATAGGTATCCGAAATTCTTTTAGACATAACAAAACCTCCAAACTTTCATATTCTTTTTTAAGGAGAAATATGATAACTTGGAGTCTTTTCAAGCACTTATTTAAGTTGTATCCCTATTTGATTCGTATTATACCATAAATTCGTAAAAAAGTCTGCCCCTTTATCATATTTTTAATCAAGCAGCATCGCTTTCTTTTCTAAATAGGACAAAAAGCAATCCGCTAAACTTCTTCCGTTTCCTGCATAACTGCATTTAACGATAACATTTCCGACTTTCATAAAGTACATGGAAAGCGGATCCATTTTTTTCTTGTTCTTTATATCTTCAATGTCCGGAACGAGTCTTTGATCAATCTCATTCACTGACATATTTTTATATCTTGTTAATTCTTCTGTGTCCATAAAAAAGCTCCTTCCACCGTTATTTTCTTTCTTTAAGTTTTTTGACATTGATAGGTGTCTTGGCTGACAACATAGGAATCTCACCTCCGCCTCTTTTCAAGATGAGCCGGCATAAACTATTGAAGTATCATTATCACTGCTTGTATCAACGAACAGACTGCCACATCTGTTTTTTATGTTTTCTTATTTGTCGCTCACTTTCTTATTTCCTTGGTTTAACCAGTATTCATAAAACCGAAATCTCTCAGCAGAAAGGTCTTGGCGTAAGTCATAATTCTCCACAAGCAGATAAAGTCCTACCTTGGTCTATTCAGTTGTCAAAGAGCAATATTTGAAAGGGATTGTTTTCTCTACATTTTCCTATTTGCCATAAGCAGGCGTATCTCTTACCCAAGAAAGTAAAGGAGGTCAAACTCCCCTTCACTTTACATAAGGAAAATTTGACCCCTTTGGTTACCGAAGTTTTAAAGTTCTTCGATAATTTTTTTCAGCTTTTCAAGAATTT